AACAAACTGAAAAAGAAACGCAACACTCTTGACGAAACTCCGTGTATCATTACCGTTAGCGGCGAGCCAGCGTCAAAAGCTAATTCACGAAGACTCGTAATGATGGGTGGTAAACCTAGGTTTATTAAAAGCAAAAAAGCATTAGGATATTCCTCTGGTTTTAATACTCAAGTTGGTTGTAGAAAAGAACTTATAGAAGATGATGTATGTATTGCTATTAAGATTTTCTATAAAAGCAGAAGACCAGATTTAGATGAAAGTTTGATTCTGGACCTACTGGAAGACAAAGTATACAAGAACGATAGACAAGTAAAACTAAAACATATCGAGTGGGGTCTCGACAAAGAGGATCCTCGTGCTATAATCGTTGTCGGTCCACAGGACCAAAAAGATTTAGTGATAGACACCCTGCATCAAGTCCTAAAGGAGGAACCTTGAGTGACATGGTACCACAGCAGATCCGTGACGCTTGTTCAGGTTTAAGGATTGGCCAAACAAAGATCCGGTGCCCGGTGTGCCAAGGCACCAGACGTAAGAACAACTCTGACAAGCCGCTCTCTGTGAAGGTGGACAGTGTTGGAGTCCAGTACACTTGCCACCACTGTGGCGAGAACGGGGGATGGGCACACCAACGCACACAGTACGCACAACGCCCAATAAAAAGGAGCAGGATTAGCATGGCAAAGACGAACGGGAAGGGGTCTAACAAGACCGCAAAGGAGTACATGCTCGCTAGGGGTATCTCCGAAGACATCTTGGATTCACACGCAATTCTAGACGAATACAGTTTCTCGGGTTCACGGTTACCGGCTGTCGGGTTTCCGTACCGGAACAGGTCTGGTGATGTCACCTCAATCAAGTGGAGAAGTGCAGACAAGACGAAGCGCTTCAGCCAACAAAATGTTTGTGAAGATTTTTTTAATATCGAGCAGTACACGAAGGGCAACGACTTGTTGATCTGTGAGGGAGAAGTAGATGCTCTTTCGTGGATGAGCGCAGATATACCCGATGGCGTTACGGTGGTATCCATACCCAATGGGGCGCCACCGAAGGTCAAGGATGGCAGGATTGACCCCGCTGATGACAACAAGTTTCGGTACATATGGCGAGCGAAGGATAAGTTAGATTCAGCAAGTCGTATCATTATCAACACCGACCTCGACGGACCCGGAGACGCTCTAAAGGAAGAGATGCTCCGCAGGATTGGGCGCTCAAAGGTGTGGACCGTATCACTAGGTGAGCACAAGGATGCGTCCGAAGCCTTGATGGCAGAGGGCGTGGACTTTTTAACAGCCGCCTTTGAGGATGCGGCGCCGCTACCCGCTGTCGGTCTACACAACGCTCAAGTCTATGACCAGTCCTATACTGACCTATACGAGAAGGGTCAGGCTCGTGGCGCATCAACGGGGATCGCGAGTCTAGACAAGCTGATACAGATACCCACGGGGATGTTGACCGTGGTGACAGGGTTTCCAAGCTCTGGTAAGTCAGACTTGGTTGACCAGATCTGCCTAAACCTTGCCAAGAGCAACGAGTGGAAGACGGTGTACTGTTCATTCGAGAAGCCTCCCGAGCTTCACATGGCCCAGCTCGCACAAAAAATAATTGGGAAACCATTTTTTGACGGGCCAACTCCAAAGATGGATACAGAGGAAAGGGACTTTGCGTTTCAGTGGATAAAGGAACACTTCTTGTTTATGGACTACCGCAAGGATGGGCCGACAAACATCGAAGGCATCCTTGATGTTGCGAGTGCCGCTGTGATGCGAATGGGTTGTCGCATCTTGGTTATTGATCCGTACAACTACATCGACGTAGGTCGCAATCTTCGCGAGACTGACGCCATTAGTCAGATGCTTACTCAGGTGCAACTGTGGGCGAAAGAGCATGATGCCCACGTTTTCTTCGTAGCTCACCCTACCAAGATCTCTCCTGACCGGAGATCAGAGCGCAAGACTATTGTTACTGGACATGACATTGCCGGTTCTGCCGCTTGGTTTGCTAAGGCAGATATCGGAATGTCCGCATGGCGCCACCAGAGAGATGAAGAGCCTCCAGAGGCACACATATGGAAGGTTCGATGGTCGTGGCTAGGCAGGAACGGTAGCTGTCCACTATCCTTTGAGAAGGCTACTGGAAGGTGGCGTGACTACGACTACGAAGACGACTACGATTGGGACTTTTAAACACTTGCGTTAGGGCAAGTAAGTTGTTTACTTAACCAAGCGCCGGGGGTTTTCCCTCCTTTCTCCCCCGTCGCGGGGTGTAAGCGTCATCTACTGCTCATGGTAGGTGGCGCTTTTCCTTTGCACCATCTTAGCGCCCTAAGCAAAAGCATAATTACAAGCGCCCCAAGGGCCGCAAGAACAAAAGTGGAAACCAACCAAAGCAAAATTAAACGCACAAAAAACTCTACAATCACCTGCCCTCCTTGAACCATGTGTAGCCCGTAGCCCCTAGGTCCATGTTTGTGGAGCGAGTTAACGACTGGGGTCCAAAATCGAAAAAAATTATTTTTTTGATTTACTTTTTAAAACCAGGAAATCAACCTTGACGTTTACTTTTAGCGATACGCAAAGCCGTGAGATGACCTTGAGCTTTTCGCACCGTTGTGTGATTAGCGAGCTTCTTCCACTTCCCGCCTTTCTTAACGTATACGGTTTTGCCTTCGCGTTTATAAGGCATCGCTTTGCTCCTCGTTGGTTAATAGAATGCGCCACCTAACGACAGCGCTACGGATAAACAGCCAGTAGCCTGCACAGATGCGTTCTAAGCGCGTTCGCGTAGCGCCCCTGCACCGAGTGCGGGACATCGGGCCGTTGACCACGGCAGGGTTGTCCCAACAGTCCATGACCACATCACAGTTCTTGCACACCCACAACTCCATTGCCCCTGAGCGAGTCAGCCTAAGTGGCTCATGACCTGCGAGAGTAGCGGTAACTAAAGCGTTGTCTCTAGCACGCCTAGCACTATGTGTTCTCATGCTTTCTCCTTAGTCGAATTGGTCAGGTGTAGGTAACAACAAACGCTCAAGCTGGCTGACGCAAAAGTCTACCAGTTGAACACGGCCTTCGTAAGCTGGATCTTTTCTGGCGTCAGCTTCGCACCACGCCTTAACGACAACTAGAATGTCGTGAACTGAAGCTAAAATTATTTCTTCGGTTTCAATTGTTTCTTCGTCGTCAGTCAGGTTTTTCATCTTGGTGCCCCGGCTATTCATTGACTTCCCTGCATAAACATAGTGGGGTCTCAGGGTCTCTTGGCCTAGTCCATAACGATATTGAATTCAAATGAATCAAAGCTGATCGTATTAAGGCCCGGTCTGCGGGGTGCATTCGGTACCATGCCTCCTTGTCTTGAAACTTTATAAGGGCCTCTGTCAGCGACGACACCGCCTCCTGTGCGTGAGGCGCCCATTGATCCAAGAAGTTTACGGCATCAACCGCTTCTCCTGCGTGGTTGTCGAGCGCGGTCCAATCAACCTCTGCCATACCTTGATTAAGAATCGTGGATGCATCGTCTGCCAAGTCTTCAAGCGCATCACTGATTCGCTCCAGCAGCGGCTGCCCGGTATCAAAATTATTTTTAGTCATGTTTTAATTTACCACTCTTTTCCGTTGATGGTTTGTGGGATCATGATGCAACCGCGATTGTCCACAATAAACTTTTCACAAAACTCAGGCGCCTCTGGGTCTATCTTTTCAACATCGTCTACATAGACCACTTGGGTACCATGCCCGTCTGCCGCCTCCTCTAGGTGCCTAACCATCGTACGAAAATCTTCATCTTGATCCATGATGCTCATGTGCTGTCCTGCAAGTGTGGATAAAACTCCCATTCACTGCTTGTATATTTTAGAGTAGGAAACTTTAGTTTTTCGCTGACTGAAGTAAGCTCTGTTTGGCATATATCATGTGCCTTCTCTTCTGCCATGTGCTCGTCGTCAGCTTCGACTTCCACTTTCCAGTAATTTGTTGTTACAACCTCAACTGTAAACTTAGCCATCGTTATTCTCCCCATACGGCTCAGCGTGTTGATAGTCAACGTCAGCGTTTTCGTAGAACTCTTCTAGTTGCATTTGCAGTTCGTCGTCGCCCCTGCTCCGAAGGCTTTCGTCAAGCGCTCCGGCAACTACCGCTCGCCTGACTGTATGAATGGCCTTTATCGCTATCTCTGCCTCCCTATGAGTCAGAGCAATGAACGGACCCTGCACAACGCGCTTAGCAATTTCGTAAACTGGCACAGCCATGATTATTCTCCTTTGTTAAGTATTTCGTGAATCCTATCTAAGCATTCTTCTAACTTCTTGATGCGACATAAAAGTTTTTCCATTCGAGCCATCGCATCGTCCTTGTCGGCATTCTTACGGCTCATGTTCCACCACCCCTAAGTCTGCAAGGTAGCTCTCGTACTTAGTCAGAACCGTCCACAGAACATTATAAACATCTACGGGGTCACGGCTTAACTGACCATCTCTTTCCGCAAGCAAATCAGCAAGCAAGCTTTGCGTCCAGTAAGGCGTAGCCGGATCTTCTCTCAACGATGTCAGTCGGCTCCTGAGTAATACCTCAGGGCCTACATGACTTTCAAGATGCCATCGCATTTTTTTTCCTTTTTAGTTTTAGATTAAAAATTTCTTACATGTAAACAATCTCGCCCCACTGGCTTTGGTTCCAGAACGTCGGGGGCACAGCGTTCGTAACCCATAACACAGGATACTCTGGGCGCTCAAACTCAACGTTCCCGTATCCGTCTGTCATGTAAACCAATCCTGACACCCGCTCTTGGTGTTCTTTGATGTACTCAAAGATGGGGTCAAACGATGTCGCGCCCCCGCCAAACACATCAAGCTCAATGTTGTCAGCGCCCACCAACGAGACATCAATGTCGAACCACGGTTCATCGGTCTCGGGGTTTAGGTGTACCACGCTATCGACGTAAGCTGTGCGAATCTTTGAGATTCCCAACTCTTTGCACCAAACGATTAGTTGGTTTCTAAACTCTTTAAGCTCGCTCAAGCTCACCGAACCACTCGAATCAATGACATTAATTAATTCGCAATTATTTTTTGTGCGTCCCGGCAGGTGCATGCCGTGCATAAGCCACCGCCTGTTCGGTCGATTCATGGACATCTTGCGAGAACTAGCCTTTACAAGAAATGGTTTCACAACGCTTGCAGGGATAACATTTGCTCCGACATCGCTGTTGCTGATCTTGCTGTAGACCCCGCCGCTACCGCCCTTGCCATCACTAACCGACTTCTCCAGTACTGCCGCATTTGCAATGCGCTCGGTCATGTCGGCCACAATTTGTTGGACTTCTTCGGCTGTGGCGCCCTCGCCTCCGGGGTGCGGAATAATGTCACCACACCCAGAGCCTGTAGAAATTTCTTCTCCGTGTTCACCTTTTTCTTTACCGCCCGACCCCCCTTCTTGGTCGCCGTCTTGATCTTCGGCGCTGTCTTCATCCGAAGCAGGACCGTCGCCCTCAAGGTCACCTTCATCATCGTCCGTAGGTAGACCGGGGTAGCCGTCGTCTACACGTTCGCCCTCGCCGGGAGGTGGAGGTGGAGGTGGAGGTGGAGGTGGGTTTTGGGCTTCGTCTTTCATCATGTCCGCACACACAGCTTCGAGCGACCATGAGTCATCGGCTGAGTACACCGGATGAAACATTGCGTCACTTGGAAGCACGAAGTGTATGCCGTACCCGTTCATGCGTCTGATTTTGCCATTGATGATGTAGTCAGCGGCTACGTTTACTATGTGTCTTGGGTACCTACTAAGCGGTCGCAACGTCAACCGAAGCGGATGCAGTAAAGAGCAATGAAGCTCTTCGTGCAGGAGCACTCCGCGAATTTCCAAGTCAGTCATCGCCGCAGTAAACTTTGTACTGATATAAATTTTTACGCCATCAGTACACCACGTCGGCTGAGCGTTGCTGACAAGAACTTCAAGCGCTCCAAGTATTGCGGCTGAAGCAAAGGTGATGCCGTACAGCTTTTCCTTCTGTTTGTTTACCCTTGCTAACTGTTTTTTGTCCTCATAATCCAAGGACGCTCTTGATGCAACTTGCATAATGTACCTCCTTTTTTGTATACATATGCATGCTTAACAATCAGGGTTAGAAAAAAATAATTTTTAAGACATAAAGTCTTCGAGAGCGGACGCCGCCGTCCTGCCAATGTTGTCCAACTTGCCCTTCAAGTCCTTTCGTATATAGTCGCCCTCTTGGCTCAGGATCTTGTGGGTCTTGCGGAAGTCTCCGTCACTAATCTCCTTAACGTGTGACACAAGCTGACGAATCTGTTGGGCGGCATCCATCAATGGATTGTTTTCGTCGCCCGTAACCACGGGTGCCCACGACTCAATCTCATCCGCGAGTCCGGGTAATGTCTTTTCCCATGTCGGCGCCTTGGGCATGGTGTTATCTGCGCTCTTGTCACCGTGGGTGAACCCCGACATCCGGCTAGACTGCTCACCAACCACATCAATAACCTTGTCAACCATAGATTGTACGACATGTACAATCCTTTGGTTCTGGCTTGCAAGGGCAGACTGCATTCTTTTCTCAATAAAGTCGCTTGACTCCTTTAGTCTGCAATCGTTTTGAATATC